CGTATTGAAACCTTAGAAGCAAAAGTCGCTCAACTAGAAGGAACCCAACCATGACTACGTTTAACTGGGTTGTGACAGCCCTAAATTGTCTCCCCAACGCCCCTGAAGGTCAGGATTACGTCATCACCGTACACTATAGTTGTATCGGCACTGATGGCACTTACAACGGCTCGGTCTATTCAACTTGCTCACTACCCGTGGTGCAGGGAACGAGCTTTATCCCCTATGCCGATCTCACTTTAGAGACTGTGCTTGGCTGGATTTGGGCCAATGGCGTAGACAAAGCCAGTGCCGAAGCTGCGGTGCAAAGCAATATCGACCTTCAAATCAACCCTGTAACCATTCAACCGCCCCTGCCTTGGAGTAACGCATGAACGATCAAGACATCACCTTAAAACTCTCACTGATTAACGGTATCTTGCAATACTTAGGCACCCGTCCCTATGGCGAAGTGTTTCAGATTGTCCAAGCAATCCAAGAGCAAGCCTCACCCCAAGTGAAAGTGGATCTGGAAGCTAAGGTTGATGAGTGATGAATTGGTCAGACGTTCTTAAAGCGGTTATACCTGTCATTGTGGCTTCGCTTGCGTGGCTGCTTGGGCAGGTTGCTGACTTCTCCACCCGTCTGACCAAAATTGAAGGCGCAATGCCTGCGCTGATTACCAAAGAAGGTGTGCCAACTGACTCGCCCATCAGTGCCGAGAAACGTGCTTTGCAGAAAGAGCAACTCATGCAACACATCAACGAACTTCAAGTCAAAGTCAGGCTGCTTGAAGAACGTGAAAAGCTGGGGAAGAAGTAATGTTTGAACTTCTCTCAGGTGGCTTGCTTGGCAGCATCTTTGGTGGTTTATTCCGGCTCGCCCCTGAAGTCTTAAAGTTCTTGGACAAGAAGAACGAACGCCAGCATGAACTCAGCATGTTCCAGCTACAGACCGATCTGGAAAAGATGCGCGGTGAGTTTCGTATGGAGGAGAAGTATGTTGACTACTCTATACAGCAAATGGACACGATTAAGGAGGCATTTAAAGAGCAGGCTGAAACGGCTAAAGCAGCAGGCTGGTTTATGTCGTTTATTTCAGCTTCAGTGCGTCCCGGTGTAACGTGGTTTTTGTTCTTTATGTACGCAGGTGTTAAGGCAGCGGCTTTGTTTATTGCGTTTCAAACCAATGCGAATTGGGCCGAGGTGCTTATTAAAACGTGGGATGAAGATGATTTTGGTATGCTGTCTATGGTGCTGTCGTTCTATTTTATTGGCAGAAGCGTGGAGAAATACCAGAAATCATGACAAAGAAGATACCAATAAATTGCAGTCATTGCGGCAGACTTTTCGAACGTAAAAATGGCGGCAGGGAAAAGCAGTGTTCAATCGCTTGTCGGTTTTGGTCTAAGGTAAGCCGCGTAGAAAGCGGGTGCTGGGAATGGCAGTGGTCTGTATTTACGCAGACAGGGTATGGGCAATTTGCACTTGACTCAAAAACCCCTGTAAATGCACATCGCATGTCATGGGAACTTACTAACGGATCAATACCTTCTGGGTTATTAGTTCTGCACAAGTGTGACAACCGCAAGTGCGTGAATCCAGAGCATCTTTTCCTTGGAACTGATGCGGACAATATGCAAGACAAAGCAAGAAAGGGAAAGTCATCACGCCACTGGCTTGGAAAAAAACGATCTGAAGAATCAGTGAAAAAACAATCTGAGTCCATAAAAATCTGGTGGCAAAAACGCAAGCAGCTCGCAATAGAAAAGTATCAGAAATGAACGATGAGGCAAAGAAGCTTTGCAAGGATGTACTGATCAAGCCCTTTGAAGGGCTAGCAAAGCGTTTGCCTGACGGACGAGTAACGGCTTATCCCGACCCCGGAACCCGTGGGCATCCCTGGACAATTGGCTGGGGAGCCACAGGACCAGACATCAACCCCGGAACCGTCTGGACGATGCAGCAGTGTGAAGATGCACTGGACCACCATGTTGAATACTTTCTCAGGGGGCTTTTTAAGATGTCCCCAAAGATTCAAACCGCACTACCAAGACGCATTGCCGCTGTGACTAGCTGGGTCTACAATTGTGGCTTAGGAAACTATCGGGTTTCCACGTTCAAGAAACGTATTGATGCGGGGGACTGGGATGGTGCAGCTACTGAATGCCTCAAGTGGACAAAGGCTAATGGCCGAGTTCTCCCCGGTCTTACACGCCGCAGGGCGGCAGAAGCTGCATTGATGAGGTGAAACATGGCGGTGCAGAAGAAGGCCATTGGCGAAGCAATCAAACAATCGTATGCCAAAGGCGGCATGGCTGCGTGCCCTGTTGCCACGGTCGATATTCACGTCAACCTGAAGAACCGTAATAACGCCATCAAAGAATATGGCTATGGGCCCTTGAACCCTGAAGAACCGTCCAAAGACTTTTGGGACAAGAAAGCCAAGATGTGGGGCATCGCGATTGAAGATGCCCAAACAGCGCGGTGTGGGAATTGCGCCGCGTTTATTCAGACCCCAGCGATGCTGGCCTGCATTGAAAAAGGCATTCACGCCGAAGACGCCCAGGAAACGGGCATGGAGCTTGAGAAGGATGTCGTTAAGCGATCTAACTTGGGCTATTGTGAACTCTTTCATTTCAAATGCGCCGGAGCGAGAACTTGCGACGCATGGCTGGTCGGGGGTCCAATTAAGTAATGCCATTACTACGATTATTCCTCAAGCCAGGAATTGACAAACAAAACACGGAATACGGCGCTGAGGGCGGATGGATCGATGGTGATTACATCCGTTTTCGCTATGGTTTGCCTGAGAAAATGGGTGGGTGGACCGAGTTTGGAGGTACTTCACCTAACTTTGTAGGCCTCGCAAGTGAAGTCTTTACTTGGAACGATTTGTCCGGGTCTCCTTACATGGCCGTTGGCACTAACCGCAAGCTTTATGTGTTTTATGGTGGTGAATGGGTAGACATCACCCCTATTCGTGTCACAACGGCTGCTGGGGATGTCACGTTTGCAGCGGTTAATGGCTCACCGACCATTACAGTGACTGATACAAGTCACGGGGCAATCCAAGGTGATTTTGTTACATTTAGTGGTGTCAGTGCCGGTGGGCTAGGTGGCGCAATCACTCAAGCTATTTTGCAGTCTGAGTTTGAGATCACCCAGGTCTTGGGTGTTAACAGTTACACAATTACCGCGCCGGTTAACGCTAATAGTTCAGATGTTGGTAATGGTGGCGCAGCGGTTGTTGGCCAGTATCAAATTAACATTGGATCTCCGGTTAATTACACCGACTTCGGCTGGGGCACGGGGACCTGGGGCCTTAGCACTTGGGGCACACCAAGACCTTCATCGGCGGGTCTCTTGCTTTTTGCGCGTGTTTGGCAGTTTGATACCTTTGGTCAGATTCTAATTGCCCAGATTGCAGACGGTGCTATTTACGAATGGAATCCAAGTTCAGGACTTACTGTAAGGGCAACGGCTATTTCAGGAGCCCCTACGAAAAGCACTTATGCGCTTGTTTCAACCCCTGATCGACACTTGGTGTGTTTTGGCACAGAAACAACGATAGGCACCCCCGCTACGCAAGACCCCATGTTTGTGCGTTTTTCTAACCAGGAAGATCGCAATCAATTTGTTGAAAGCGCCACGAATACCGCAGGCGGGCAACGTCTAACCGATGGCAGTCGAATCATTACGGCAGTGCGTTCACGTGGACAAATTTTGATCTGGACGGATACCTCGTTGCATGGGCAACAATACGTAGGCCCACCTTATACATTTGGCTTTCAACAACTTGGTGCTAACTGTGGCTGTATCGGAGCCCATGCTGCTGTTGACGTTAACGGCGTGGCTTATTGGATGAGCCTTGATGCGTTTTACGTGTTTGACGGCACGGTCAAAAAACTCCCCTGTACCGTACAGGATTTTGTTTTTAAGGACTTAAACTTTGCTCAGGGCTTTTCCATCAATGCAGGCGTTAACACTCAGTTTAACGAGGTGACGTGGTGGTATGCCTCAGCGGATTCAACCTATATCGATCGGTTTGTGACTTACAACTACCTTGAAAACGTGTGGTCTGTAGGATCAATGGCGCGTACATCATGGGTGGATCTTGGGACCTTTTCAAAGCCTGTAGCTGCTGATTACGACCCGGATTCCACCGCTGCAACACTTACTACCATATATGGTTTAACAGCAGGTCGATCTCAAATCTACAACCAGGAGGTGGGCTACAACGCTAATGGGTCGCCGATTGAGTCCTACATTACCTCTGGTTATTTTGACTTGGGGGACGGCGACAACATGATGCTTATGTCGCGTTTCATTCCCGATTTCAAGAATCAGCTAGGCAATCTCACGGTGAGATTACGACTGCGTGCCTATCCACAATCAAGTGCTGTGCCGAGTTCCTTGGATCCTTATACGGTAACCCCGACCACACAAAAGATAGACACCCGAGCACGAGGCAGACAAATCAGTCTTACGATTGAAAGCACAGCCGCTGACACCAATTGGCGTTACGGCACGATGCGCGTTGACATCCAGCCTGATGGGTTACGATGAGCAAGATCACCAATGTTCGACTGCCTAATGCTTCGCCGCAATACAGCCCGGAGCAGTTCAATCAGTTAGTGCGATCGCTTGAGCAGGTTATTCTGTTGCTCAACAACACCTATGGTTCGGTCACTGATCAAAACATTTCAGGCGCGCAGTCCTGGTTTAATGGAAGCCCCGGACGCGCAGGGCAGTCAGGTTCGCAAGGGGTATTGCTGCCCTACGGCGCATTCCAGGATGGCACGGATCAAGTAGCAGGATCCACGACTTCTGCTTATGCCGTCAGGCTCAATACGACGGACTACACCAACGGTGTCTACATTGGCTCACGCACGGCAGTCTTCACGGGTACGATTGATGACGGGACACCCCCTGGCGCGGGAACCGTGCTTAACGTAACAGCAGTCACTTCAGGAACCATTGAACTTGGCATGCAGTTAACAGGCACGGGCGTGACCGCTGGAACACGGATCACGGCCTACGGTACAGGAAGCGGCGGCACAGGCACTTACACGGTAAACACATCGCAAGAAGTGACAAGCACCACAATCACAGGTGATCTTCCCTCAAAGATTACGGTGGACTATGCGGGTCTTTATAACCTGCAATTCAGCTTCCAGTTTGTCAACACCGATACGCAGATCCACGATACGGACGTGTGGTTTAGGAAGAACGGCACCGACATCGCTAGCAGCAATAGCCGTTTTTCTATTCCTAACAGTCACGGTGGCATAGATGGCCATTTAATTGCCGCGCTTAACTTCTTCTTGGACATGGATCCAGGAGACTTTGTTGAAATTATGTGGCATACGGATGATGTTCAGGTATTGATTGAGCAACTGCCAACCGCAGCCTCTCCGACGCGTCCCGCAACGCCTTCTGCCATCGTCACGATGTCATATGTATCTTCTTTAGTGTAGCCATGGCCAATAAATATCTTCGCAAGAACGTCATCCCGTCCGCAGCCACAGAGACTGAGTTTTATGTGGTGCCAACGGCCAACACGGCCATCTTGCGCTCGTTACGGGTGACCAATGCTAACGCTACACGCACCACAATTACGGTTTCTCAGTACGACGCAGGCAGTGCAACCGAGCATTTTTTGTTGAAGTCTTATCCCCTGCCGCCTAATACGACCTTTGATGTGTTCAACGGTGTGCCCTGCGTGTTACTGGAAGGCGATGAGCTTGCTGTTGAATCGTTACTTTCAGACTGCCACTTCTATCTTTCCTATGTAGAAGTAGACAGGAACTAGCGTGATCCGTCATAATTCCAGCCATCTTTCGCGTCCTTTCCAGGCGCGCGGTCCATGGACCATGGCTCAATCGGAAAGGTACTAACATGGACGAAATGCAAGGCGTAATGTCGCTCCCCGAAGCTCAAGGCGCAGGGATGCGGCCCGAGGACATGGCGTTGATCGAACAGATCCGCCAAAACGTGCCTCGTCAAGAGATTACTCAAGAGTTCCTGGCAGCAGGTGAGCAGGCCGACCCCCAGGCCGTGGCCGAGTTCAAACAAGAACTCGCAGGTCTTGAGCTTACGCCCGATGAGTTGAACAAGCTCAATACGATGGTGGACGCCATCCTTGCTGCACCGCAGGATTACGCCAGCTTACGGCGCGCTTATCTTGCCGAGGGCATGCCAGAAGATCTGTTGCCTGAGCAGTTTGACCCGGCATTTTTTGCCGCTTTGAACATGGCGATTGACACGATTGCCATGAACCCAGGCTCACCGCCTCCGATGGCCATGGCCATGGGCGGGGTGGCAGATCTTGCCGCTTACGGTCGCAATGGCGACACGATGCTTGCGCACATCACACCGCAAGAAGCTGCAATGCTCAAGCGCATGGGCGGCTCAGGCACGATCAACCCTTACACAGGATTGCCTGAATACGCCAGTATCTTTAAGAAGATCGGTAATGCGGTTAAGAAGTTTGCCAAGAGCACAGTGGGCAAAGTCATCATCGGCGCAGCACTAGGCTTTTTTGTTGGCCCTGCCGCAGCGTCGTTTTTAGGTGTGACTTCTACCGCAGGCATGGCAGCAGTTAGTGGCTTTGTTGGCGGTGCAGGATCCACGCTTGCCGCAGGTGGAGGACTCAAGAATGCTTTGAGATCAGGGGCACTTGCAGCTTTGACCGCAGGCGCAGGAGCCGCGATCACTGGAGGGGCCGCAGCGTTTGAGCCGCGTCCTGTGTTTGGCGGTCAAAACGCCAACATATTCGGCTTTGGTCAACCTGAAGTAGCGCCTCCTACTGGAGTAGGCACAGCGGCAGATATCGTGGGAACCCCAGAGATGCAGATTGGGCAGTACAGTGCGCCTGTTCCTGATCGCATTCCAGGAGTAAGTCCCCTTGGGTCGCAGATTAGTCAACAAACCATTCCTGCGGTTGATAATCCCTTTGGCATCGATGTTCGTCCTACTCCGCCAGCACCACTGGCTGATCCTCGGTTTGGCGGCAATTTTGTAAGCCAAGTAGACCGGTTTGGTGCTGAAATTCCGCTTGACACAGGCAATCTTAGACCTGTTGATTTGACTGGAGAGGTTGCTAAAAACACCGGACCAGGAACCTATTCACCTCAAAGGCAATTTACTCCAGCCTCAACGGGACGTGGGCCTATCTTAGATGCGGCTTATCCAGAGCTTTCTGTTAAGGCAGCGGCAACCCCTAGTGGCGGGGTTATGGACACCTTGCGTGAAGGCTACGGCAAGGTGGAAAACTTCTATGACAAATATATTAGCCCTGACCGCTACGCAAACAATCCTAATGCCCTAGCTAAGGCAGCTCAAGCAGGAGAGGCAGCGCAAAGTTCTGCATTTAATACTGCTTATAACAAAGCTTTGTTGACGCTTCCAGAAAATGCAACAGCAACGCAACTAGAGGCAGCAAAAGGACTTGCCTTTCAAGCAGGACAAGACGCCTACAAGACCGCTTACGACAAGGCCCTCCAGAGTGCAATGCCAGGAGCCTTTACCCGCTATGCCCCACTCGCCGCTCTCGGCGTTGGCGCGTTGGGCTTGGCAGGTGGTTTCAAAACCAAGGACGCTACGCCCCCTGATATGGCCCTGTTCCGTGGGCCAACTCCCCAGCAACTTGCTGCGGCAAGGCTCTATTACGGTGGTATTCGTCCCACGTCCTATGGCAGCATGTATCTGCCAGGAGGATACGCTGAAGGTGGTGGTGTGATGGACACGCCCCAAGCAATGCGTGTGGGCGGCAAGACCTACCCTCGCAAGATCGGCGCTATTAACGGTCCAGGGACCGGGACGTCGGACTCTATTCCCGCGATGCTCTCAGACGGTGAGTTTGTGTTCACGGCCAAAGCAGTACGTGCCATGGGCCAAGGCTCACGGCGCAAGGGCGCTAAAAAGATGTATAAGCTAATGAAGATGCTGGAAGGAAAAGCAGCATGAGTACGACTTACGCCACCCAAGTATCTCGCGAAGCCCCAGAAATTGAAGCCCTCAAAGTAGGGCTGATGGATGAGGCACGCAGGCTTTATGCCCAGCCTATTAACCTGCCTGCGGTTGAAGCCACAGGCCTGTCACTAGGTCAAATCCAGGCTGCGGATCTTGCTCGCCAGGGCATTGGTTCGTATGAGCCTTATCTGCAAGCCGGATCCCAAGCCCTTACCCAAGGCATGGGGCTCACGCAACAAGGTGCCCAGCAGTTAGCTAATCTTAATGTCGCCCCACAGTTTGGTGCAGCGCAAGGCGCGTTCCAAAGTGCGTTGGGCGCAACCAGCCGACTAGGCGGTCTTGGTAATATAGCAGCAGGTTACTCTACTGCTGACACACGTCGTGCAACACAACAATTAGAAGATGCCATGCGTGGCGCGGGAGGCATTGAGGCTGCTGGTTCTCAAGCCTTACGGGCAGGCGTTAGTGCTGCTGACCTAATGCAGGGCTACGCAACTTCTGCAAAAGCGCAAGAAGATGCTATTACAGGTGGCATAGGAGCCCTTCGCACAGCGCGACAAGGTCTGTCTCCCTACATGCAGGCCGGATTGACTACATCAGAAAATCTTTTAAGGGAAGCGGCTTCTGCTGCACGTACAGCAGCTCCTTTAGGGTTTCAAACAGAAAAAGATCTCTTAACAAAGGCAAGAGGAATTGCAGGCACTGCGTCAACAGAAGCCAACTTAGCAGCTAAGTTGGCGGAGGCTCCCACCTATAGTGGAGCCTCTATGACGGGACCCGTTCAAACGATACAAACCGGATCTATTACAGACCAGGGGGCTTTGGGCCAGTACATGTCTCCCTACATGCAGAACGTGGTAGACATACAACTGCGCGAGGCGAAGCGGGCTGACGACATTGCTCGTCAGGGTCGCGCTGCACAGGCGGTGCGCGCAGGGGCCTTTGGTGGGACACGAGAAGGGGTTGTGGAATCGGAGGCTGCGCGAAATTTAGCGCAACTTCAGTCTGATATTCGCGGACAGGGGCTACAGCAGGCCTATCAGCAGGCGCAACAGCAGTTCAATGTGGAGCAGCAGGCGGCGCTTCAAGCAGCGTTAGCCAATCAGCAAACTGAAATGGCCACGGCACAGCAAAATGCACAATTCCAACAGCAAGCGGGTTTGGCCACGCAGGCGCTCAAGGGCCAATATGGATTAACAGGGGCACAATTAGGCCTTCAAGCCGCTCAACAGCGTTTTCAGCAGGCAGGGTTTGACGCGCAAACCGCTAATCAGTTAGCTCAAATGCAGCAACTGGGGCAAGCGTCTGGCTTACAACAAGCAGCTATGCTTCAGGGAATTGGCGGACTGTATGGCCAACAAGCTTTCCAGCAAGCCCAGATGGGACAGGCAGGATCACAACTTGAGGGAGCTTTGGCTGCGCAAGAAGCGCAACTAGGACTGCTTCCAGGTCAACTTGCCCAGATCCAGGCAGGTATTGTTGGTCAACAGGCTGGTTTATACGGACAGTTAGGCACGCAGGCAGGTGCGTTACGCTCTCAACAAGCAGGTCTTCAAGGCCAGTTGGCAGGGCAGTCCGCAGCACAAGCCTTCCAAGGAGCACAGCTTGGTCAGGCAGGGACCGCGCTCCAGGGACAACTGGCAGGGCAAGAAGCAGGCCTGTACGGCCAGCTTGGCCAAGGCATTGGTGGTCTTGCTGGACAGCAGGCTGGACTTGAGATGCAGCGTGCAGGGATGCTTGGCAGTCTTGGCGGGCAGATGGGTCAACTCGGTGTGCAGCAAGGCGCATTGGGCCAGACGATGCAAGGCCTCGGAGCGGCGGACGTGCAACTCATGGCAGGCATCGGTGGTCTTGAGCAGCAAAACGCCCAGGCGCAGCTTGATGCGATTCGCGCTACGCAAACGCAAGAAGCGATGATGCCTTACCAGCAGTTGGGCTTTGTGTCGGACATTTACCGAGGCGCACCGACCACGCAGATGGCGCTGACCTCGCAGACTGCACCCAGCGCTAGCCCCTTGCAGACAGCCTTGGGCCTTGGGATTGCAGGACTTGGTGCTGCTTCAGGCGCACAACGCGCAGGACTTTTTGGCTAAGGAGCCGCGATGAAGTCAAAAGTATTGGACCGACCCATGTTTAAGGGCGGCAAGATGGATCCCGACGAGGTCGGGATTATGTCCATTTTGATGGGCGAAGATGATGACATGGGCGAGGACGATGATGAGTCCGACATGGGCAAGCTCATGGATCGTCGGCCTGATTCGCCTGAGATCCTGATGAACAATCTTCGCGGCGATGTGCGCTCGATTGACGCACGGTTCGAGGAGCTTGCTGATATGGTCGGCTACGACGCTGCCCAGCAAACGCCTCCTGAAGTGCTTGCGCTCTTGCAGCCTGTGTTAGCTGCCGAGCAACAGGGCATCGCTGCCTTACCGGCCATGGCCCCTGGAGCTGCACCCCCGCCAATGGCTGGGCCTGCCGGTCCTCCTCCCCCGCCACCGCCAATGGCTGGGCCTGCCGGTCCAGGCATGCCTCCGGGGGCCGCTCTTTCACCGCCTGGAGGACCGCCTCCAGGGGGCATTGGTTCATTGCCCATGGGCATGGCCAGGGGAGGGCCTGTTGTTCAGCGTTTTAAGGATGGCACGCCCCCAGTCGGCGCCGTGTCCATGAACAGCCAGCCGACTGATGATGATGATGGTGAGGAAGGCGAATCGGGCGGCTCATTGGCCGCTGCCGCTGCATCAACGGGAATCCCTCCTGCAATGATTGAACGAATGTTAGGTCCCGGAGGGCTTGCAGCGTTAGAAAAGCGAATCAGGGAACGTCGCACTGGAACTCCTGCAAAAAATGCCTCAGCCCTTGAGACGGATGTCAATCGTTACGCTGAAACTTACTCAAAACTCCTAGGTATTGATCCGAAGATGTCTCAAGCGCAGATGCTTTTTGACATTGCAGGAGCAGGACTTGCATTGGCCGGAAATGTGGATCCACGCACGGGGCAGCCGCTTAGGGGTTCGTTCGCTGCTCGTCTTGCGGGTGCTGCCAGCCAGCTTCCAGCGCAGATTGGTGCGCGTGCTTCGGAAGCAGAGAAGATGGCGCAACAGATCAAGTTGCTAGGATTGCAGGCGGCTGAGAAGCAACGAGCCGCAGAGCAAGCCGCAGAGTTAAAAAGAGAACAGCAGGATATTCAGCTTGCAATTGCTGCGGGTAAGGGGCAACAGGCCTTTGAGCTCAAGAACATGGAAGTTCAAGGCAGCTTAGAACGGGAGCGTCTACGTCAACAAGGTAAGGCCCCACCCCCTATCACTGAAGCGCAAGCTCGCTCTATTGTTGCTAATCCTGACAACCTAGCTTTGTATGCCGCCGGTGGTTTGGATCAGAAGTCACGCATTGTTGAAGAGGCTGTTTCAGTACTTTCATCTCCTAAATACCAATGGGTAGTTCATCCTCAAAAAGATGAATGGCAGCTCAAGCAGGTTCCTCCTGGCGAGCTAACAGAGCCAGTAAAACAGGCAATTGCTGCACGAAGAAAGGCTTTGCAAATGCCTCCTGCGGCCCAAGCTGCCGTTCCTGCCCCCTCTACGACATCTGGAACATCTGGAACATCTGGAACATCTGGAACACCTGTCTCAACCCCAAGCACTCAAACCCAACCTGCACGTTCTTCAGAACTAGAACCTTACGTTGGGCAATCAATGTTTAAGGCCGCTTCTTCTGGAACAGGCCCCATCGCGCTCATTGGGAAAAATCTTTTCGACATTCCCGTTATAGGAGACGCAGTAGATCCAGCTTATACAAGCTCTGTCTTGACCTTATCAAGAGGGGCTACGGCATTAACGAATGCTTTGCGACAAACGACAAGGTTGTCTAACGATGAGCGGAGAGTAATTGAAGCTCGGATCGAGGCCTTTCCCAAGGTTGTAGACAGGCCACAGGCATATCAAGTCCGTTTGGTTGAGTTGGATAATGAGCTTCTAAACAACTTAAAAGACGCGGAAAAAGCTTCAAAACAGGAAGATATCGGAGCTAAACAACGTCAGGAAGCA